TTATAAGTGGTGCGACAGCGACTTCATCAGTAACGGTTACTCCCTTGAGTCACACTAACAACTTAGGTCCATTTTTAAGTGGTGATACATTGGTAAATTATTCTACATTTACTGCTTTGGGTAATAGTAAAAGAACTTTAGCTGGATGGATGAGAGGCACTTCAAACGATAAAATCCCATTTTCATTGGGTGGTAATGGTAATGGTGCTAATCAATCTTTTGCTATAAGTTGTAGGTCAAATGGAGTAAATTTGTATGGTAAGATTGGTACTTATGATGAATTTATAAGTGCAAGTGTTTCCTTTATAGATGGTGTTTGGCGTTATATTGCAGTTACTTGGGATGGTGGAAATCCTGGTGTACTAAAACTTTACAGAGATGGTGTTCATGTAGGTACTACAACGAGGGGTAATGGTGAAGCTTATAATACATCCAGTGGAGTCACTATACATCGTTGGATGAATCAAGATAGAAACTTTGCAGGTGATACAGGACCAGTTCATGTATATAACCAAGACTTAACAGCATCGGAATTATTACAAAATTATAATGCACAAAGAGTCAGATTCGGAGTATAAATATGGCAGTACATGGAGGAGCAGATATAGTAAATGAAGGATTAGTATTTTGTATGGATGGTGCGAGTAAAAATTGTAACAATGGTACTACTATAAATGAAATATTAAATGGAACAAGTGGAACATTAGGTGGTGATGTCACATTGACTGGTGCATATGCACCTACATTTGATGGTAGTGCTGACCGTATTGATTTCGGTGGAGAAACTACAAGTGATGATTTTGCATTTGGTACTGGTGATTTTACTATTGCTTGTTGGTTCAAATACACTGGATCTAATTTCAATTCATATCCTTATATACTTGATATGAGAGCTGCAAATGAACAAAATGCGGCTAAACCAGGTATTTATGTGGCTAATGATAATAAACTTCAACTGTTTACCAGTAATGCTGTGATGAGCGATGGTAGTGAAACAGTAAGTGTGGATACCTGGCATCACCTCGTCTATACTCGTATCGGTTCAACAAGATATGTATTTTTTGATAACACTCAAACTAATAGTGGTTCACATACAGAAAATTATGTAGCTTCAAGAGTAAGATTAGGTGCTAGGTCGAATCTATCTCTTACTCAATTTTGGACTGGTCACATACCTATCTTGCAAATTTACAAAGGAAAGGGATTCACCGCTACTGATGTATCACAAAATTTTAATGCTCATAGAGTTAGATTCGGAGTATAAAAATCAAAACTTGTATATTTATTATTAATTAGGAGATTTAAATATGGGAATGTTTTTAGGAACACCAAGTTCGATAGTTACCGATGGGTTGACACATTGTTATGATGCTGGTAATACTGCCAGTTTTCCAGGTTCAGGAACAACCTGGTTTGATTTAAGTGGTAATGGTAATAATGGTACTATATTGAATTCAAATGAAAGTAATTTTAATACAGGTAACGGTGGATATTTTCAAACATCTACTTCTGGTATATTAATACACCCGTGGGTAAGAAGTAATAGTGATGATTTAACTCTTAGTTGGTGGTATATGCATTTAACCGATAATGATTATGGTTTATTATTTGAGTCAAGAAATGCTGCAGATAATGCTAATACAAGACCTCTAATGGAAGGTAATCAATCAACCGACCAATATAGTTATGGTCACGCTGGTAATGCATTTGGATTAGATGTGGTACAAGATGTATGGCGTTATGTAACAGTTTCACATAGTCATAGTAGTGATTCGTATATTTGGGTAAATGGTGTACAAGAAGATACTATTGCTAGTGCACTTTCAGGATTAGCAACTTCTAAATTGTGTTGGGGACAGAGAGCTAGTGGTGGTTATGGTCAAAGTTGTAGATGGTCTATGATACAAATTTATGATAGGGCAATATCATTATCTGAACATACTCAAAATTATAATGCTCACAAACATAGATTTGGCCTTTAGGAGATATTAAATGGGAAAATTTAGAATAGTAAAACAATATATTACAGGTTCAAGTTCAGCACCATCATGGGCTAAATTTGATAAAATGTATATTGGTGCATCTACTGGTAGTTTATATGATTTTGATGTTGAGGCTGATGCTTATTGGAAAATGATGCAATTATCAAGTTCAGACAGTACAAATACTAAATATAAAGTTATAGAAATTTAAAAAAACTTTCCAAAAAAATACATTTTGGGATTTTTCAGTTATATTTATTAAAGTAATTCAAAACATAATAACAAAATTATAGGAGTTATATTATGGCAGAAGAAATTAAATTCACCGAAGATGAACTGAAATCATTAAAAGATTTACAAGAAACTTATGGTAAAGTTCAAGCAGATTTTGGTGCTTTAAAAGTAAGACGCTTGGTTTTAGAACAACAAGTAGAAGGATTGGATGAGGCTGAAGAAGCTGTCCATAAAGCTTACAAGGATAACCAAGAAACCGAAAGGAAATTGGTAGAGGAGTTGAATGAAAAGTATGGTCCAGGTTCATTGAATCCTGAGACAGGAGTTTTTACACCAACACCACAACCAGAAGCTGAGGAAGCACCAGCTGAATCATAAACTTCTCTCGTTGTTGTGTAATTTTACACAAAAATTTTAATCGTTTAATTGGGAGAATAAAATGAGTGAAAGAATAGTAAGTCCTGGTGTATTTACACGAGAAAAGGACTTATCATTTCTACCACAAGGTATTGCTGAAATTGGTGCAGCTATTATAGGACCTACAACTAAAGGACCTGCTTTTGTACCAACTCAAGTAACAAGCTTTTCACAGTTTGAAAATATCTTTGGTGGATTAAATACAAACTTTTATGTACCTTATACAGTTAAGGAATACATAAAGAACGCACCTACCGTAACAATTGTTCGTGTTATGGGAATAGGTGGATATCAACATCAATCAGTACATCTAAAGATAGATAGTAAAATTGGTGCTGTATTAAAACCAAGTGCTGGTGCAGTTGGTACAACATTGAATGCTTTTACGGTTGACCCTAATGCTAACACTAAAGCAGCTCTTAACTTTACTGTAGATGATGGTACAACTACACAAAAGTTTACATCATCTCTTGACCCAAGTTCAGCTAATTACTTAGAAAATGTATTAAGTAGAGACCCATTAAATGCTTCTAATCATGTTTACATATATAAACTTTTTAGAACACATAATGAACAAGCGGGTAGTAGTGATACTGTAACAAGTGCTATGTCTACTGTGGGTAATGGTGATAATTTTTTACAAGATTATTCAAATGCTTGTACACCATACATCATATCTCAAGCAATAGGTGGTGTTAATAAAAATCTATTTAAAATCAAAACTCGTTCACATGGTACTAATGTTAATGATGATTTCAAAATAGGTATTGCGGATATTGCAGTCGCTGGTACTATAGCGGGTAGTGATTATACAGCATTTACACTTAGAGTTTTGAGAAATGCACCTGGTAAAGCAAATGACGGTGAAGTCTTAGAGGAGTTTCAAAACTTAAACTTCGATCCAGATTCAGCTAACTTTCTACCAAGAGCAATAGGTGATAGGTATGTTGACATAGATGTAAATGGTAAACTAATTTATCAAGGTGATTGGCCAAACAAATCAGTTCATATTTATGTAAGTGATTACAAAACTGAATTGAAAGGTATTGGTACAAATGTTGCACCTATGGGTTTTAATAAATTAGTCTCACCAACTACATCATCATTAGCACCAAATGTATCATTCAATACATCTCAAACTAATGCATTGACTAACTTTGACCAAAATGTATACTATGGATTTGATTTTGGTAAAACTAAATATGATAATTTAGAGTATTTAGCTCCATTAGTAAATACTTCACAACAGTCAACAGGTGCGAATACAATTTTCAGTTTAGAAAATATGTTAGGACATGCTGATGCTGGAACAAGTCTATCAGGTACATCTGCAGATGCTACACAGGCAATCACCTTGTCATTGTCTCATAAAGCACAAAGAAAATTCGTTGTACCATTTCAAGGTGGTTTCGATGGAGATAATCCTACGATAGAAAAGAAAACTGGTGGTGACATACCAAGTGATGGTACAAATACTATGGGATTTGATTGTTCTACCAGTGCGGCTAGTGGTTCTATTGCTTTCAAAAAAGCAATAAATGCAGTATCAAATCCAGATGAATTTGATATAAACTTATTAGTCACACCTGGTATTATACATGCTTATCATCCACAAGTCACCAAACATGGTATTTCCAAAATGGAAGCTAGAGCTGATGCATTTTATGTCATGGATGGTTCAGGATGGGGACAAACTGTATCAAATGCTGTAACAGAAGTTAGTTCATTAGATACAAACTATGCCGCAGTCTATTATCCGTGGGTTAAAATACTTGACGATGTTAAAAATAAACCAATGTGGGTTCCGCCTTCTGTAGTATTACCTGGTGTAATATCTTTTACAGATAGTGTGGCACACGAATGGTTTGCACCTGCTGGATTGAATCGTGGTGGATTATCATCAGTATTGGAAGCTAAAACAAGATTAACACATACCGAAAGAGATGAGTTGTATGAAGGTCGTGTTAATCCAATAGCATCCTTTCCTGGTCAAGGTGTTGTTGTTTTCGGACAAAAAACACTACAAGGTAAACCATCTGCATTGGATAGAATCAATGTAAGAAGATTGTTGATTAGACTTCGTAAGTTTATTGCAAGTTCTTCAAGATTCTTGGTATTTGAACAAAACACTGCTGCTACTCGTAACAGATTCTTAGGAATTGTTAATCCATTCTTAGAATCAGTTCAAGCAAATAGTGGTTTGTCAGCATTTAAGGTCGTTATGGATGATTCCAATAACACACCTGATGTTGTGGATAGAAACCAATTGGTCGGACAAATCTTTATTCAACCTACAAGAACTGCTGAGTTCATTGTGTTGGATTTTGTAATCTTACCTACAGGAGCCGCGTTCCCTGAGTAAGTTTGACTTATACATATTAACGCTTAGAGAAGCCCCACTTTTTAGTGGGGTTTTTCTTTTTATAAAAAAACTTCAAAAAAACTTCAAATAATCATGTTTTACAACTATTCATTTTTTTCTATTTTCTTATATTTATTATTGTATATAATAACCTAACTTTTGGAGAATATAATGGCTGATATTTTAAATGCCGATGAAATCTTTTTCACTCCCTTTGAACCGAAAACAAAAAATCGGTTCGTAATGTATATAGAAGGTATTCCATCTTACTTTGTGAAAACAATGAATAGACCATCTATTACATTTGAGGAAATAGAATTAAATCACATTAACATCAAAAGATATTTAAAAGGAAAGGGAACTTGGGAGCCTTTAGAAATAACACTATATGACCCAATCGTTCCAAGTGGTGCACAGGCGGTAATGGAATGGGTAAGATTACACCATGAATCTGTTACAGGTCGTGATGGATATAGTGATTTTTATAAGAAAGAAATTACTTTCAACTTATTAGGACCAGTAGGTGATAAAGTTGAAGAGTGGATATTGAAAGGTGCATTTATTCAAAGTGCTAACTTCAATGATTTAGATATGGCAAACGGAACAGATGTGGCAGACATTAGTCTAACACTTCGTTACGATTATGCTATCCTTTCTTTCTAAGAGGAAAGTATGAGTTTTTTAAGAGAAATGTTGTCAAGCGATGCGAAAGTGTCATCCAAAAGGGCTGTCGGATTCGCATCGTTTTTCATGTTGATATGTTGTTGGGGTGCAGATACCTTTACAGCATTTGAGGTCAAAGACAAAATATTAGAATGTTTTATGTACATAACCGTTGTCGGTTTAGGGGTAACAGCTGCAGAAAAGTTTGGTAAAAAGTAGAAGTCCTTTCTATTTATTAATATAGTTATATTTTAAAGGTTTTAACTCACAGGAGAATAAAATGTCAGAACAAAAGTACGCATTTCCAACAGAGGTGTTGGCATTGCCGTCTAAGGGTTTATTATATCCCAAAGACCATCCGTTAAGCTCAGGTACTATTGATGTAAAGTACATGACTGCTAAAGAAGAAGATATATTAACATCATCAAATCTGATAGAAAAGGGTTTGGTCATCGATAAATTGTTGGAATCGGTTATTGCAAATCCAAAGGTTAAATTAGACGATTTATTAATTGGTGATAAAAACGCTTTAATGTTAGGTACAAGAGTATTGGGTTATGGAAAAGAATATGTAGTAGAAATAGAGGATCCAGATACCAGTTTGAAAGTAGAATTTAATGTAGACTTGACCACATTAGAATCTAAAAAGATAGATGAAGAGCTTTTCAAAAGTGGTGAAAATAAATTTTCATTTACATTACCACACAGTAAAAAGACATTAGAATTTAAATTATTGACACATAAAGATGAACAACAAGTAGATGCAACTTTAAAACAATATTCTAAGATTGAAAAAGTTACTGGTGTGTCAAGTGCATTAACTACTAGATTGAAGAAACAAATATTATCAGTAGATGGTGAAACCGATATCAAAGTTATAAATGACTTTGTTGATAATCAATTTTTAGCATTAGATACAAAGGCATTTCGTAAGCATACTGTCGCAATCACACCAGACATTATTTTTGAAACTGAATATGAAAGTCAAATAGGAGAGCTCCACACGGTAAATATACCGGTAGGAGTTGGGTTTTTTTGGCCTGAGGATTGAGGACAAAAAATATATTCATGAAGAAGTATTTTCTTTAGTTCATTATGGTAAAGGATTTACTTTTCAAGATGCTTATTCTATGCCTATCCATTTGAGAAAGTATTATCTTAAAAAAATAGTCGATGTAGCTAAGGCTAAGGAAAAAGAGTTAAATAAAGTAAGAGCATCCAAGTCACGATAGTCATAAAATGTAATATTATGATATTTATTATTGAATACTTCTATTCATTATTA